GGTAATGCTTGTTGTGCCATTTCGCCACCTTTGATAAGATCACCTAATGAACTTGCACCTGCGGCTAATGCACCAGTTTTACCTGCAGTGTATAACGCACTTCTAATATCTTTACCTTGTAACAGTTGATCGGTAAGTTTAAACAAACCTAATGCGGCTGCTCCACCTAATCCTGCTCCACTAACACCAGCTGCAGCAATCAATGCGGCATATATAAAGCCTTGCATAATAGGATGTTTTTCTGCAAACGCTCTATACTTGGTAATAATTTTCATTACTGCGCCTTCGTCGCCTCCGGCACTTGCTTTTAGTTTTTCAGCTGCTTCTTCGTATTTGCTTGCAAAGCCTTCCATCGGACCAGAGTTATAAATTTTAGCCTTCAGGTCGTTCCAAGGCTTCATTATTACTTGATCTACTTTGTCTTTGGCTTGTCCAATTCCTGTTCTGTTTGCACCACCAGCAGTGGCAGTTTTTTCAATTTCTCCGAATAGTCCTTGTATCTGTTGCGGACTTAGTGCAGCCTCACGTAGATAGGTTCCTACAGTTTCCCATTGTATATAACTTTTTCTATTGCTATTGTCAAGACTTTCAAGCAGTGCATGCCTTGCTTCGATTCTCTTTGCTTCTATCAGTATACTCATGCTAATGCCTTCTTTAACTTCTCTTTACCTGGTGGATCTAGTTTATCAATTGATGCAGTTGTGCCTTTACCTAGTGCTTTGTCTATTGCAGCTCGCATGTTGGCCAACTTAGGATCGTTTAGATCAACCTTTTGTCCGCCTATCTTTGCAGTGTTTACACCTGTGTTCTTGCCAACATTTTGTGCCGTTTTGCTTATTGGCTTACCAGTTTTATCGTCTTTGCCATCTTTGTTCTTATCAACTTGTGCTGCAGCACCGCCTGCTCCGCTAGATGGTCCTTTTCCAGTTGGTGCTGGTGCCATTGGCTTACCACTCTTATCATCTTTGCCATCTTTGTTCTTATCAACTTGAGCCACTGGTGCCTTTTGTCCTGGCACCTTGGTTGCAGTTTTCCCGGCTTGTTTTTGCATGTTAGCAATGCCTTGATTGGCACCATCGATTTGTGCTTGATCAATACCTTGTTTCATTGCACTACCGCCGCCTTTCTTTGCGGCACGTCTGTCTCTTTGATATTGAGCACTTTTAGTATCACTTGTTTGTCCTGCTACTTTACCGCCTGTCTTTGTACGTTTGGTTGCTTGTGTTTGTGTTTGTGCTTGAGTGTCTTTTTTTCCTGCTGGCACTTCTTTTGTAGGGTTAGGATTTACGCCTTGCCTATAATCATAGCCAGTACCGGCCGCAGTATCTAATGCAACGTTTCCTATATTCTTTGCTAGGTTACCCATAACACCAGTAGGCTTTGTTTTTGTTTGACCTTGTGCTTGACCTTGTGCTTGTGCTTGACCTTGTGCTTGTGCTTTTGGTTGAGGTGCTTTATAATCTTGTCCAGCAACTGCTTTTTGTGTTTGTTGTTTGCCTTGTTGGAATGACTTGCCTAGTGCATCAACACTACGCTTGGTAACACCTTTGATCTTTTGTCCTGCTCCTTGAACCGCACCAACACCTTGTCCAATTTTTTTAGTGATAGCTTTGGTAAAGTCACCAATTTCATCTAACAATTCTTCTTGTAATTGTTGTTGTTCTGTTAGTTGTGCTTTATTTGTCATTTGTACGTCTCACCGATCGAGAAAATTTACTAGGATCACGAAGTCTGATAGCATTTAAAAGTTTGCGATGCAGGTTCTCTGCTTGCTCACCATCATACAACTCTTCAATCTGTTCCATTAGACGTACGGCACTGGCAATAACGTTACTGGCACGACTTTCTACAATGTAAGAACGTTCCTGTTGCTTGCTGTAACGTTCAGTGTAAATACCATCTAATTCTTCAAAGATGCTTCGAGTCTTTTTTTGCATGACTTTGTTTGTCCTTTGTAGTATTTATGTATATTTGTACAGTTGTTGGTTTTCTTTTTCCCAAACTGCTTCATCAAATCTTTGTCTTAACCACTTATTTTCTCTATACAAATAAGTATTCATTGATTTCCATTTTTTCCAGGAGCTATTATTTGTATCAAAAATCTCATGATTATCATTTAGTAAGTCTATTAGTTCTAGAGTTTTATAGTTTGGTTTAGATTTGGTTATTCTTGGTATAGCATATTGTTTTGCTAATTCTCTAATTTTGTCAATTGACTCCATTGTATCATTTTCTATCCACTCTGGGTTCATAAACTTTTGACATCTTAGAAATATTATATACCGGCTTTCTATATTCTCTGTAGTAATTATTAGTTTTTTATTAAAATTATATCTTAGAGGTATTGTTTCTTCATGTGTATGATACCAAACATCCGATTCGCAGAGTTTAATATTCTGATCAAAAGTCTTAAGGTCTTTGAGTAGTTGGTGTTCTCGTCCACCTACACTGCCTTCTAATCGAGGATTCCAGATAATTTGCTTATTGTTTAGAATGGTAACAACAATACCACCACAAGCAAAATCAGTGGCTATTAAAATATTTGGTAATGTCATTGAAAGTTGTGTCCCATTGAAGATTTCTCCATTTGTCTAATTTTTCTACCCAATCAATTGCAGATTTATGTTCAGTATACGGATACTGATCTAACATAATAGATATTTCATGTTTATTTCCGTACTTTTTTTTTACTTTTTTTCGTAGTACCGGGGGTGTTTTATCAATTCCTATATTTCCATAACAAGGATGTATATTAAAATCACTTGTGTCTCCAAATCTATTTGTCGGCATTATATCTCTATGCCATTCTCGTATCTTATCATAGTAAAAGATGTTAAGTGGATTTAATGTATGCTCTATTCCAAACATAACGTTTCCAGGGCATTCTGTTACTGCCTTGCTAACTAACTTTTCAACGGTAGAGAATTTTGCTGGCCAACGTAAATATTCAAACTGTTTACCTACTCCATCAATGCTGCCTATCCATTTGATTAATTTAAAACGTTCCCACTGAGCTAGAGTTTTATTTGAAGGATACAGTGTATAATTGCTGGTATATTGTATTGTAATATCTTGTGGGTTGTTGATAAGTTCTAAGATTCTTAAATGAGTATTATTCATTAATGGCTCGCCACCACCAAACTTAATATACTTAAGATTTATAGTATCTAAAGTTTTAAACCAACTTATTAGTTTGTTGTCGGTATCTGTGCCTTTTCGGTCTAATAATGTTGTATTTTTTATACCATTACGAACATTTTCGTCTTGCCAGAAACTACTACTAACACTATCACAGCTGGTACAAGCAAGATTACATTGTTTAGTAACTGCAATAGTAAGCATTTGTAATCCATCACTATCTGTCATTAAATCAAAACCAGCCTGTCTATAACTAGTTTGTTTTTGTTCTTCTTGATTTATACAAAGACTACAAGTTTTTTTTAAATCACTCAAGTTCCATTTTTTTCTTAGTTGAGGCAAACTTGAAAGATCTTGGACCTGATCACTATAAGAAAAATAACAACACGGACTAACGGTAAAATCTCCTCCAAGATTGTTAATTGCAACTGCACTACTTAGGTGTCTACAAAATTTGGTCATCCTTTTTGTTTAATCCCTGCTAACATCTGTTTGAGCTTTGAACTTTGTACATCAGCAGTTATCTTAGGAACATCTTCAGGCATGCTATTTGTTACGTCTTTTTGTACCATTTGACTTTTTGCTTTGATACCTGCAAGTATACTGCTTGCTGGTGGTTTGTTGTGGTCGTTTTCATCTTCATCAACACTGCGTATTCTTAAACTTTCAATATCAAATTCCAAGTCTATCTTCATACCAACACCTGAACTACTTCTAGTCTTCATTGCTTGTATTTGATAACGTCCTCTTTCTCTCATTGCTCTACTTGTAAAAATACCAAACACATTGTCAGCAGTATTAATTTTACTTATACCACCACTGATATGACTGTGATCAAACTCAATTTCTTCAACTGCACTTCTATTCAACTGTGATGCAGTTACAAACAATACATTTAGTTCTCTTGACAAATTACGCAGTTCTTCACTTACATACTTGTCTTTAACAAACAAATCATTTGGTGATACTTTCGCACTAACCGGCATTAGCAAGTCCAAATAGTCAACCAACATAAAGTCAATTTCTCTTCCTTGTTTAATTGATAGCTCTTTAACAAATGCTCTTATGTCGTTTACTGTGCTTTGTGCTGGCATATATTTGATTTGCAATCCGCCTGCTTTTTTGCCCATCATCTTAATCTTCATTTCAACAGTTTCAATGTCTTTGAATATCTGTTTGGTACTGGTGTTTGTCAACATACTATCAATACGCATAGCAGTTAAGCCTTCACTCAATTCCAGTGTAATATATACTCCATTGAGTCCTGCTTCCATCCAATTCACTGCCAAGTTCTGCATAAACAAACTCTTACCTGATCCAGATCCACCTGCAAATATCTGTAGTTCACCTCTGTTGAATCCACCATATAATAGTTTGTCCAAGTTTTGCCAACCAGTTGAATTTTGCCCGTTGTTGTCTTTCAGTGCCGCAAGTCTTGCTCTTGGATCTTCAAAGTAATCTGTACCCAAGTCTTTTGTTAAACTTATTTGCACTGCATCCTTTATAAGTTTTTCAACTGGAGAATACTCGCCCTTCTCCAACAAGTCTGCACTTTTAAGTATTGCACGTTCTAGTTCAGTACGTCTAGTAAATGCTTCAAACTCTTCTAAAAACCAATCTGTATGTCCACTGTTTAGATCTGGAATCTCAACAAGTTCAATTCCAGTTACTGCTTTTATCTGAGCTCTATCTGGAAGTGTTTTGTGTTCGTTAGCATGATCATAGATAAACTTTGCAGTTTCTTTTAAGTCTCTGTCAAAATTGTCATCATTAAAAATGTTCTGTACTCTTAGGAAACTCTGTGCATCATGCATCATCATTTCTAAGAATAATTTTTGTACATCATATGTATATTCTGTCATACTGTCCTCGCTAGGCGTTTACGTGCCATTTCAATTTTTATCTTACTACGTTCTGCACACTGATGTATCTGGCGTAGTGTTTGTGCTACACCAAAACACACCACTGCATCATTTACATCTTTAACATCTTCAGGCCACTCTGGTATACTAACTTCAAACTTGTGTTCTACTGCGGCATCAATTATACTTAATCCTGCACGGTCTTGATCAGGTACTACTATAATTCTACGTTGCAACTGCTTGAGCAACTGTGCTTGATCTTTGCTTATGGTTTCATGCATACATGCCAAGCCCGAAATACTTAGTGCATCAAAAATACCTTCAACAACTATAGCACTGGTCCAGTTAGACTTTTGTAAATCATAACCAAACACATATCCTGGTTGCTGACTGTTTATAAACTTTGGCGTACGATTGTCCAAGTAACGTGATGTATGTCCTACTATCCTGTTCTTGTATGTATATGGTATAACAATCCTATCTCTTGGTCCTCGTTTTTTATCTACTAGAAACGGATATCCAAATACCATGCCACGTTTTTTTAAGTATTCAACATAGTGAAAATGTTCTCGATTGTTTTCATCTATGCGTTCAACGCCTGCGGGTATTTCTTGTTCTTCAAAGTCAATCTGCTTTTGTTTAATTGTGTTACGTTCAGCAGTTAAGTCTAACAAACTTTTACGTTTTAAACTTTCTAAGTTCAGTCTTTCAATATCAGTTGGATCAACACCTAGCCATTCAAGAAACTTACGTGCTTTGTAACCAACACTACGCCCTGCAGTAAAACTTGCAGTAAAGCCACAGTTGAAACAGTGATAACTCCAGTCATCATCTGCTTGTTTTATACCTCCACGCAAACGTTTGTCCTGTGACTCGCCTTTGTGTACACAACAAGGTGCATTAAAACTTACCCAACCAGAACTTGTTTGTTTTCGCTTCTGCGGAATGTAACTTAATAGATCGATCATTATGCTAGTATATTAGCATACTTTATGTGTTCTAGCAAGTGTTTTGATATAATTTCATGTCCTTTTTCATTTGGATGTCCTCCTGAAGCAAAGGGTTCTATGTCTAATTCTTTTCTTTTAGTATTTAGAATTTCCTGCCATGATGAGTTATTATACAACAACGTAGGAGCAGTAGTTTGGTAATTATTTGGTAACACGTTAAACTGTATCACAGTTGCTCCAGTTCGTTGTTGTGCATAATCAAATAAATTAACAGTCATCTTGTGATTGTAATCTGCCCATTCTCTATGATAGCTCATGCCAAGCCATAATTTTTGTAATTGAAACCAGTTGTCATCAATATCTGGATTAGGTTGTGTTAGCCATGTGCTATGTAAATGTCTATTCCAAGGAGGATCTTTTTGACTTACTTGATGAAGAGGATTAAACCAACTGATACGTGTGGCATTAGTTAAACCAACCAGCCACAAGGTATCTTCTAAATCATTACGGGTTTGCATCATGTAATTCATAGTCCATCTCATGCTTTCTAGACTACTACCTGGAAATGCACAATTTTCTAATTCTAATCCATAATGATCAGCAACCAATCCTGCATAACAATTTGCCAATCGCCAAGGTTTGTTTTCGTCATAATGATCACGAAATTCTGTTTCGTCAAGATGTCTAAATTGAGGGTCTACTAATTCGTCGCCATATGTCCAACTGCATCCAAATGCAATAACACGTTTAATTGGCATTGTACCTCCTAGCGATAAAGGATTTGTGTAATCCTTCCGTTATTAATTTTAACTGTTGGTACTTCTATATATCCTTGTCCGCCATTGGTGACTGTAATCTCACCCACCGAATTACTGTTTAATGTTGCAGTAGCAGTTGCTCCAGTTCCGCCTGGATTTCCTTCGATATCAACGTTGGGGTTGCCTGCGCCAAACCATTCTGATCCGCCACCAGATGTTATGGCAGTCACTGATCCGTTTTGTACTGTTGCAACACCTTCTGCCGATAGTCCATATTGATTGAGTTGAAAACGTATCCAATTGTGTCTGCCATCAATGTTGATATAACTGCGTGTATTTTGATTTGTATAAACAGTTTGCGATCCAATATCATACCAATCAGGCCCAATTTGTGTGTCACTGCCTTGTGCTATAACATTTCCAGTAAAATTATCAAAGTCCAATTGAAATGTAGTGAGTGTATTGTTAGCAGTGTATGCCATACTGGTGTAGTTTCGATCTTGGTTTGACGCACCTCTTTTTATCGTCGGCTCTGGAAGTTCAAGTATAGTGCTTTCAACAAAGTCTGGATACACACTGTCCACTATCTCTACTTGCCCTCTGCCAGCACTATATGCGTCAGTAAACACTGCTTCATATAAGTTGCCACTTGCACGTTCTAAACTGTATGTGGCAGTTTGCTCTTCAATTAGATCCAGTTTTTCACTTGAAAGTGTGACTTTAGCCCTCCCAAATGCACTGCTTAAATGCACAAGATCTTCTGCTATGAGTAATTCATCGCCATCTGTGCTCATCATTCTAAAGGTTATTGTACTGCCTGAGATGTTCACAGGTTTTTGATCTTGATTGATAAACTCAAACAGTATAACGTTGTCAACTCCTCTGTTGACCTTTAATTTTTTTGCATACACTGGTTGCCATCTCCTTTGAAAGTAAGAACCGTCAGTAGCAGGTAATAGTACCTGCTGCTTTTGCTGATATAAATAGACGGGTGTAGAATACATTAAATTTAACTCCAATTACAAGGTATTTATGGGCGTAGAGCTATTCGAAAAGATTGCAGAACGATATCCGTTTATTACATTTTGCACCTATGCAAGTAATGAATACGTTGGTGTTATACAAAATAGAGATGATCAAATAACCACCATTTACGACTTTGGCGGCATTGTTCATGAAGGACAGAAACGTGACTTCTTAGAGCTTGCAAACCAGTGGTGGTGGGAATCAAACCGTAGTATACCTATTAACATATTTCTCAAAAACGATTGGGAACAGTTCAGACCTTATCTCAAAACGTTTATCAACAAAGATTTAGATATTATCTTAGGTCCTGCCACGAGCTTACAAGAACTTTCACGTAAGAAAATAAAACGACGTAGTATTACACTTGTTCGTAGAGTAGATTAATGTGCAGTGCAACAAGACGTGCATAACTTACTGCATGTGATTTCTTAAACACAAAACCAGCACTATCATCACCATCCCACACAGTTGCAAATACATCTTCCCACGTTTTACGTTGTAGGTGTGCTTTGCCTGGACGTATTATACTAATAAATGCGGCCATACGTTGTATACTATCTGGTTGCATTGCNACNATTAGNTCATGATAGTTACCNATGTGTACTATACGTTCACAAAACTGTTTGTCTTGCAGTTTAGTCCAGTTGGTTTCTTGTGCTAACATTTCATCATAGTGTTGTTGATCTCTAATCAGTGTGTATACACTTTGATTGAGCAAGTCTAGTTTAAAATAGCCACGTTGTTCAGCATATTNATAGTCAATACTAGCACAATCATTTGGTGCATCACGTGGTATTGGAGTGACGTAGACACCTGAATTATGTTTGCGTCCTTCTGCATTTTGTCTTGCAGGAGTACAATTAATTAAATCAATTACACTTTGCCTATCAGCAAAGTCAATGTCTACATCAGCACTCATTATACTAGTTCTTCACCTATTCCTGCAAATTCTGCTATGGCAAGTGTTACTGCGGCCATTTCGATACTGCCAATAAAAAGCATGTAACAGGCTGCGATCCTGATTGCACTTTTTACAAGACTAACCCAAAAATGTGGATCATCTTTCTTCATTGGCTTTTCAAGTTGTGTTGCTTTAGGTCTTGTTAATCCCATTTTCTTCTCCTTTGTTAAACATGTTGCTAAACTTCTTATTAGCAATTATAACACACTTATGTAAAGATGTGCAAGTTAAAAAATTATCTTTATTGTCTGCTGTCAATTTCTTAAAGAGATTACTATTAAAGACATTGGTATTTGCAGATAACCAGGTGATTGCCTCTACTATCATAGTGTATCGTTCTCTATGATTGAGTTCACTGTCAAACAGTTTGAGCTCATTGGGTAATAGATTCCAAGCTGTATTGTATCCTAGATCATTGTACAACTTGTTTATATTTGCGCCGCTAATTGGAAAAGGCAAACTGCCAGCATAAAAACATTTAAGTGCCTTCTCAGTTAAACACAACTCGTTGTTTTGCCATGATGATTCGGGAAAAACTACACAACTGTTAGTAAAGTATTCATCTAAGAATTCATACCCCCGAGGTATAGTCCCAAACTTTCCGTCAATACCGTTTAATGGTAAATCTACATAATATGTAGATTCAACTGGATTCTCTATTAGTATGTTGTCGTATTCTATTTCTAAACTTTGTCTAAACTCAGTGTCTTCGAGTGATTCCCAATTAGCTATATGAGTGTTAACCACAGTAGATATAGCGTCTCTAATTTCAATACCTAAATTTGCCTTTTTAAGTTCTTCAAAAAACATATAACGCCATGTTCTTGACTGTCCATTTATAGCCCATATTGTTGGTAATCGTGTTAAACTTTTTTTGCTATTAGCGGCAAAAAAATGATGATAAAAAGGTTGGGTCCAATACTGCTGACCAATTAAAATAGCATCTAGATGGGTTATAATTTTAGAATACAAAGGATGATCATATGTTAGTACACTATTGCATATCAAAAAAGCATTTTCTCGTTTTAATAGATCTTCAATACCTTGAGATGCGACTTGGAGAGGCTCGGCGTTATTACAAAAAAGTATATAATCAAAACAAGACAAATCAAATTTTGATTCGAGATGATTTTTGCCGGGCATATTACTGAATAAAATATTGTAATCACAGTCAGTGTCATATGGACCAAACGAAATATGCCAATCTGATTTATATCCAACATCCAATGATTGTTGACAAGCATAAATCTTATCGATTAGCTGAAGTCCCATGCCTTCCTTATCAACTGTAATATTAATTTTCAACAACATTTACCATCCGGCTTGTTTTAGTATTTCTTCACAGTATGCCTGATCTGCTGGATAGTCTTTGAATTTCTTTGTCCAAAAGTCTGGATCAATCCATGGCCATACTATTTTTGTTTGATCTGCATTCATGTCTGCCAAGTATGTTTGTCCTGATTCACAGTTAAAAACTAGCCACGGTGATATTCGTCCAGTACTTATTGCAAATGCTACACTGTTATCGTTTCCATAACGTAGAAAGTCCTGTGCAGGATGTCCTGTTTTTTCACTCCACTTTATACTGTATTCAATACCACGTTGTAGTGCGTCAGTGAGTGCTTCTCTTTGAATGTACTGACGCAAGTATTCATCATACACTGCTTCTTTACACCAGTGATCCAGTTTCTTGTTTTCTTTGATTACCCATTCAACAAACTTGGGCACGTTAATTGCGTTTATGCCAACACAGTGTCTGCCAAATTTTACAAATGCTTTGTAGTATGGTGATGTAGCAAAGTCAGCATAGGTTTTTAGTTTTGCACTGCCCTGTGTCATGGTGTAAAACTTTAGATAACTTTGCAATCCAATTTGCACACCAACTTCTTTCTCTTCTTGGTATCTGCGTTTTTGCTCACAGAGATGTACTGCCAGTGTGCTTTCTTTTCTAAACTCACGTTCGCAGTACTTGCATTTATGCAGTTCACTTTTTGTCTGCGACTCCACTGTCACGCATGTGTTCCTTTAGTTCTTTGTTTGTCATCAGTTTGCTTAACAGTTCTATTTCATCTGCTTTCATTGCAGGAAATAGTTCCATCAGTATTTTCTTGCCTTCGTTGTTGCCTTTTTCTTTCTTCTTTGGAGAGATCCATTGATGTCTGTGCGATCCCATACCTGGCGAAATACTTGTGGCACATAACCATTGTAGTTTAGGATGCTTGTTGATATCAAAGAAATGTTTGTTCAAACGTTCATTACAGGCAATCAAATAATACTCTTGTAGTTCGCTTGAACCTTGTATACTTGAACTCCAACGTAGCATAAGAAAGTTTGAAAACTTCTTGCGTTCTTCAATAGTAAGGCTATCATAGAAGTTTCTATCTTTGCTATCCAAACAACGCATTTCATTTGCTATATTAAGTTTTTCGCTCATTATGTTTTTTCCATAACTTGTGTAGTATATAAAACCAAACACCATTGATGCAAGGTTCAACCAGTGCTACTGTTCCAGCTTCCCATATACTTGCTCCGGTCATCCAATACACAACATTCATTGCTATTATAACATGACCGCAAGTATAAATCAATGCCAAAATTGCACTATCGTCTAACTTGTTTTTTATTACATTAAATATGCCATTTGTAAATTCCATATTACCACGCCTTATTGTAGTCCACGATCTCACAGTTACGACTGATGTCCTTCACAAAGAACGCACACCGTGGATCATCTTTGTCTTCTACCGGAACGGCCAACATCTGTCCATTTTTCAATTTAGGCACATACCATGTCACGTCCTGGTACACATCGACTATTTCAATGTCCATGTAACTAGGTCTAAAACTTGTTAGTGGATTGAATTGAAAAACTTTAAATCCTCTGTCGTTTATGCTTGTTAATGGTAACATCTCTAGGTCGCCAACTTCTGGCTCACCAATTAATACTTGCCAGTCAATTGGCATCTTCATCTGTGTATTACCAATACGCAATACCAATGCAGGGGAATTAAATGTTTCTAAAAATATCAGTGGAATGTACAAGTGATCTGGGTTTTGTGGATCACTGTTGTCAAAGATTGAAAAACGCAAGTCATCTATCTCTTCTGGCAATGTATCTAAATCAAATACAGTATTTTCTAATGTCAAAATTCTCATTGTGTTCTACTCATAATTACTCCGTAGTCTTGAGCTAATTCTAGTTTAAAATTGTTGGCCAATAAGAACGGCACAACTGCTCCACCTTTTCCAATATACACTCCATTGTGCATATAAGTATCATCTAAACAAACAACACATGATTGTGTCATAAAAGGTAATAAATTTTTCATTTGTGTTAGGTGTGCAACTTGGCAGTTCATATTGTTCATTTCTATGCCATGCTCTGTGTACCAAACACGTTGTTCTTCAATCATCTTGCTATGTGTTCCAACTTCCCAATCCCAATCGAAGTTATCTAAGTATAGTATGCTTATTGGTCTACTGCAAGTCTTTGTCCACTCTGTTCCTTCGCATTGGACAAATGTATAAGGCAAGTTTGAAGGTACTGCTTGCTTTAATCTCCGAGGCATGTCTTCGTTCAAATCAACTGTAATAAATTTCGCTCCCCAATCTTTTGCAACACCAGCAAAATATGCAGTTGACCCTTCGTAGCGATCGCTACCTATTTCAAGTACCATACCTGTGCAACTTGTCACATATTGATCTACATGTTTATAACAACTACCCATTCCAATCCAGTTTCTCTACACTAAAAGGATAGTTTGCTTCTCTATAAAATGCTTTACGTTTTGTTAGGTGTCTTTTTGCAAATCTGCAAGTTGATGTTATGTCCCAGATTTGGACGTGGTCTTTGTCTTCCGCTTTACGAATACCCCTACCAATACTTTGTATAACCCGTACAAAACTTTTGCCAGGCTCAAGAAGGACAAGATTGAAGATACGTGGCAGATTAATGCCCACGGCCGCGACACCATATGTAGCAATAATGATTTTACCTGTCGCAGTAGCCACTTCATCATATTCATCCTGTCTAGCTTTTGCTTTGGTTGCACCACTTACAAACACTGCGTCATCGCCCATTCTGTTAAGTAGTTCTGTACCAGCACTTATTCTATCAACCAACACCAATGTGTTACCCGTTTTATTTACTTCAATAACCAAGCCTGCAATGGTATCTAATCGCCCTTTTTCTTCAAATAGGTACTTTAATTCGCTTTGATAATTTGTAAATTCTGCATGGTCAATCAACTGCACAACGTTCACATGACAGTTTGCAAGTACACCTTTTTCCTGTAGCTCACTAGCACTAAGTTGATTTATCACAGGACCTAGGCTACAATGCAGTGCTTGAAACTCAAATGGTTCTTTGGGTATTGTACCAGTCAGTCCCCAACGCAATGGTATCTTGCTCATTACGCCAGTTAGCAGTGTTTTAAGTGCATCTGCTTTGGCCATGTGTACTTCATCAACTATTACTGCAACTACATCTTCTAAGAACTCATGTATGGTAATATCAACTGTTTGATTCTTTGTGTTCTTAAGCAGTACGTTTAGACTTTGCCATGTGCATATAGTATGCTTATGTCCAAACTCTTTTCTATCACCATAGAACACACCAACATCTAGTTGCATGTTTGAATAGTCTGCTTCTGTTTGTGTAACTAAACTTTTGTTTGGTACTATAACAATACTACGTCCGTAATTTTCCACACGTTCACTTAGACTTGCAGTCATTATTGTTTTGCCAGCACCAGTTGCTACTTCTTGTATACACTGTGGATTTTTTAAGAAACTGTTTATTATTTCTACTTGATAATCACGCATCTTAATAGGAGTGCCAACTGCAGGATGATTCTTCGGCCACATAATGTCACTGTAAGAGTCTTCTGCCACTGGATCAAACTTGAATACTGTTTGGTATTCTCTGTTATCTTGTATGTCAATGTCGTAGTTAAAATCTTCTAGTATAGGAAGTATATCTGGTAGCAGGTTTAAGTATGTGCTACCTCCCATTTGAAAGTATGCAACTTTACCATCCCAACGTCCTAGTCGTACTGCTGGCAAGTATCTTGCATGTGGCACATCATACTTAAAAGTATTCACTAGTTTCTTTCGAACATCAAGCTCTAAACCTGATATCTTAAGATTTACTTCATCGTTGATTATTAGTGTTGCTGTTCTCATACTGTTATTATATACACTTTTTGCAATTAGTCAAGGAAAGTGGGCAACATTTTTCAACATTGCCCACTTTAGGTTGTCCAGGAGCTAGATCTGATATGACAACCTGTTCTATCTGCGTCTCATCACAGTGTTTTCTGCTAACTGTTTCCAGTTAGGACTTACCTTAGTAAGATCTGCTATCTTCAACGCCATTCTTAAACTGACTTCTCTTAATTTATCCTTAACAGTGTCCATGAATGCAATTACTTCGCCTTCCATTTCCTTGCTAAGATCATAATCCTTAAACAGTTCACCAGTAGCAACAATCTGTTTAATACGTAAGAACTTGTCTCTCATAGTATCTAATGTAAGATCCAAGTAATGACATCTTGATTGTAATGCTTCTAAATGGTCCTGCAGTTTTCTACTTCTAACGTTCTCAAACTTTACGTTTGTTATAAAGATAACTCCACCCTTGAACTCAAACTTGTCAGGTATACCTTCTGATCTAAGTTTGTTTGAATCTGCATTCCAATGTAGAACACGTTTCTTACCTGAATCAAGTGCAGCCTTAAGTATGTTAAGACTTAGTTCGTCCATAAGCACACTATCACAATCATCAAATACCAACACATGGTTAGCATCTGCATGTTTATATAATGTAGCATACAAACCAAGTGCAGTCATCGCACCTTTTACAACTTCGTACTTGATTGGTCTACCAGCAATGCTATCCATCATTGATGCTTTATCTAATTCTTTTTCAACACCATAACTCTTACCAACTCCTGGAGGTCCAGTAACAATCATAGCTCTAACATCACCAGCAATAACTGCTTTGGTCATGTCATGTAATATATCAAAACGTGTAGCAATACGGTCCATAACCTGCTGATCAGTTTCAAAATTAATAGTTTTGGAATCTTTTTTATTTGTTTGCATTCTAGCTCTCCTATGCAATGTTGTTTTCTAACTGTATAAACAGCTTAACACATTATACGTATATGTCAACCTATTAATTGATTATCAGGCATTTTTCCTGATCTTGTTTGCATACCCAGTTTGATATACTCGTTCCTGACTGCCATTGCTTCTTTGGCACTAAGACTTTCCCATATCTCAAATTCACCAGTTTCGTTTTCACCTAAAACATAATACATTATTTTTTCTCCTTTGCTGATTTTGCTTCTGGAGTTGCCTTAGGGCGACCTTTTCCACGTTGCCATGGATTGATAACTAGGTTTTCAGTTCTATCATTACTATCATACACAGTCACCTTACCACCTTTAGCAAAGAATTCATCATATGCAGCCTGGTCTTCTGCTTCAGTTGCTATTCTTGGCGTAGCATCAATTATTGGCTGAGCCACGGCTTTATCAAATTTGCTAACAAATTCTGGATCTTTAATT